AGTATTTGCTCAGTTAAATGCACAACTAGCTAATGGTCACGATGTGATTGTTGGTTTAGGTGTAGTTAACGGAATGTCAATGAATGCAGGTACTATTGATTCTGGCGCTGCTTTCGGGGATCGAAACGGTTACACCTTGACCTTCGATGGTCTCGAAGCTAATCCATTCCCAATGGTTGCAGACTACACGACTAATCCGTTTGACAATGCAGCGTTTACTAATGTATCAGTAACAACTTCATAAATCTAATTTGTAGTTTTTCATATATTCTTGATTAGGGGGCTTTTTAGCCCCTTTTTCTTTTATAAGGCAAACAGATTCCAACTTTTTCTATTATATAGTAGAATGATACAAGGAATAACAGAAACTGCTTTTACAGCCTACATTGCGACAGAAGATAATCGTATAAATACTTCAGTTGGTACAAGTAAACTACAATATCTTTTTAAGATTGTAAATGATATGGATGGTTCTATTCATTATGTTTACCCAATTATCCTAAGCATCTATCCAAGATATACTTCTGTGCTAATTGACTACAATGCTTCCCCTGATATGTATTCGGCACAAGTTAAGTTAATACCTTCAGGGCATTACAAATATGAAGTTTACGAAGTGAGTTGGATAGGAACACCATCATTAACTGTAACAACTGCACCTGCTACAGAAACAACTATATTACCTGTAGCTGATGCTAATGGTGTAGTGCAAGGAATAGTAACAAAAGGAATTTTAAATATGACAGATAAAGCAGGAACGGCTCAAGTTCAATACACACAACGAGAAACTCCTGATTCTACAAATTATATATATTACGGACAATAAAATAAAATAAAATGGCAATAGAAAATGTACAACAACTCTTAACAGAGCAATTAGGGAAAAACGGTAGCACAGAAATCTTTACTACAGCAGCACAAACAGGAAAAGATTGGTATTGTGTTTACTTTCCTGTAACAAGTGTAGTGAGTGCTATAACTGTAGCAGACGCAACAGGTGAAGCAGCTTTACAAACGACACTACCTGCGGGAACTACTCTCTTTATGAACGTGACAGCAATTACCCTCACGAGTGGTGTTGGAGTAGGGTATTATGAAGGTATAACTACTTAAAATATGTTAGCACTTAAACAAGCGTTGAGTTTAGTTACTATTGGAAGTAATGAGTGGTCGCCTATTGTAGAATCAAGTCTAGCGGCTTGGTATAAATTCAACACAGGAATTGGCTTATCAGGCTCTGATGTTAGGGCTTGGACTGACTCAGGTACTAGAGGGTATGATATGTTACAGGGTACATCTGCAAATCAACCTGCATTTTCAGCAGGTGTTTTAACTTTTGATCCTTCTGCACCAAGTTTTCTTTCTACAAGTGGAGATGAAATAACGTTAGCTAGTGACTTTACAATAGGTGTAAGATTAAACATAGCGGCAACAGGTGGTGTGATAGTTGGTGATAATACAGAAGATGGTGAGTTGGTTAAAGTATTTTCAACAAGTAAAATTCGTATTAGAATAGACAATCAGTCAGGAGTTGACTTAGAATTAAATAGTGGAAGTTTGTTAGAAAGTGAATCTTATATGGTTATAACAAGAACAGGTGGTAGTGGTGATTTGAATTTATGGTGGAATGGGGTAAAACAAACAGTTTCAGTAGCTATGACAGGAACAGCTAATATTGATTCAATAGGTGTAAGAAAAACAAATCAAAACCCATTTGACGGAACAATAAGAGAAATACAGATTTACAGTTCGGCAAATGATGAGTTAGCAGAAAATGTAGGTAATAGATTGTCAACTCTATAAAAAATAAAATATGAAAGACAATATAATTAACATCAACTTAGAAACGAGTACAGCACCTGTAATTGCAGAAGTACGTGGAAAAGACTATATTGAGTACGGTGATGCCAATGGTGAATGGCGAAACCTTTATCCTCAGTTCTTAATAGACCTTTACTACTCAAGTTCAATAACAGCAGCGATTGTAAATTCTACTTCGGAAATGATAGCAGGTGAAGCACTTATAATAGAAGATGAAGATGATAGAGATTTAGAAGCAAGGGTGCGACTTCAGAACTTTATGGATAGATCTAATGGAAATGAAAGCCTACACGAAGTTATAAAAAAACTATCTTTTGACTTTAAGCTACAAGGTGCTTTTGCTTTAAATATCGTATGGAGCAAAGACCGTACTCAAATCGCTGAAATCTATCACGTTGATGTTTCTAAAGTAAGATGTGCTAGACCTGATGAATTCGGAAAGACTAAAGGATATTATATCTCAGCAGACTGGTCAAACACTAGACAGAACAAACCTTATTATGTTCCTGCCTTTAATGCTAATGATAGAACTTGTGCTAATCAGATTATGTATTCAGGTCTTTATAGCCCTGATATGAATTCATACTACACTCCTGATTGGGTTTCTTGCGCAAATTGGGCTTTAATAGATGGTCGTATCTCTGAGTTTCATTTAAATAATATCTCAAATGGATTTGCAGGTTCATTTCTCATTTCTTTCGCAAATGGAATTCCAACACAGGATGAACGTTTCCAAATAGAACAAAGTCTTACTGATAAATTTTGCTCTCAAAATAATAGTGGTTCTTTTGTGCTTACATTTAGTGACGATAAAACAAGAACACCTGAAGTTACTCCAATTAGCACAAGTGATTTAGACAAACAGTATTTAGCACTCCAAGAGCTACTGACTTCGAACATTCTTTCAGGACATCGTGTAACGTCTAAAACGCTTATGGGAATTGATACTGCTAATGGCTTCAGTTCAAATACAGACGAAATCGTAAATGCTGCGAATTTTTATCTGAACACCGTAGTAAAGCCGTTCCAAGACCAATTAGTTAAACAGCTAAGAAAGATATTCCAAATCAACAATATGGATATGCCTGTAAACTTTGTGCAACTTAAACCTATTACAGTTCAATTTGATTCTAAGACTATCAGAGAGGTTATGACAACTGACGAAATTCGTGAAGAATTAGGACTTGAACCATTAGGTGATGAAGATACTGTAGAACAAGATGTAAAATTTAGCAAAGTTGGAATGGTAGACGGAAAGCCTGTTTTTAGCACCATAGAGGAGGCTGAAGCTCACGCAAAGACTTTAGGGTGTGAAGGGTATCACGAACACGATTTAGATGGTAAAACGTCTTATATGGCTTGTAAAGACCATTCAGAAGCTACCGAACTTTCTAAATTTATAGAAGAATTTGGTGAAGATATGCCAGAAGGATGGGAAATAGTTAGTGAAGAAGAAGCAGAAGAAGAAGAAGAAGGTTTTGACTTTGAATCTGAGTTAAATTCTGACTATTATGAATTTGCTAGTACAGGTTCAGCATACCCAAATAGAAAATCAGGTCAAGACCAAAAGAGTAAACAAACTGATTATAAGGATGATATCTATAGGGTGCGCTATAGATATACAGGGAGTTTAAGAGGAGAAAGAGATTTTTGCAGAAAAATGACTAATGCTAATAAAATCTATCGTAAAGAAGATATTATTGCAATGGGAAGAAAACAAGTTAATCCAGGCTGGGGCGAATACGGATCTAACACCTACTCAATCTGGAAATGGAAAGGCGGCGCACTCTGCAAACATAAATGGTTCAGAATCATATTAGTACAAGAGGGTGCTAGACCTAAAAATTCAGACAAAATAATAACATCAACTGAAGCAAGAAGTAGGGGGGTTAAATTACCAAGAAATGCAAAAGAGGTTTCAGTAGCACCTCACGATATGCCAAATCACGGATTCGTAAACCCTGAATTAATTGCTAAATATAAAAACGTAAAGTAATGGCATATGTACTCTTCATATCAGAAGCGAAGCTTAAATCAAGCACAGCAATCAACCTTAATGTCGATGTAGAACTACTGTTACCGTATGTAAGACAAGCGCAGAAGCTCTATGTAGAAACTAAATTAGGTACTGACTTAACGCAAAAATTAAAAGACTTAATTACAGCAGGAACAATAGGTAATGCAGGTAATGAAGCATACAAGACTTTAGTAGATGAATACATTGGCGATATGCTCCCGAATTGGGCGTTTTACCACGCTATCCCGTTTTTACGATTTAAGATAGAAAATGGGAACATCTATTCTAAAACGTCAGAAACAGGAACAGCATTATCAACAGAAGAAGCTCAACACCTTAGAGAAGAAGTTAGAAATACAGCCGAGTATTATACGGAACGGATGATAGACTATGTATGTAATAATACAGGTAGTTTCCCTGAATACTCAACTAACTCAGGATCAGATGTAAACCCTGACAGAAACGCATACTATAACGGGATGAATCTTGAAAGACCAAACCAACAAGGCACAAGACTTACATTGAGGAACTTTTTAAATGCAGGAGATTAATGAAGAAGCATTATAAAACAAAACCAAAAAATATAACTAAACTGAAATCCTACTTGGAAAGTAAGCCTAAAAATACAACAAATGAAAGAGGTACAAGATACAATTCAAGTAGGAGTCGCTAACGGCTCAGCGATAGCATTTAGCATTACTGAGTGCAATGAATATCTAACGCTAATTTCGTTGATACTCGCAATATCATATACGATTTATAAATTCATTAAATTTAACATCAAAAAATAATGCCTAAAAAACGTAAGATGAACAGTAATAATCCTAAGTACCAACCTGAAATCAAAGAAGATGATAAAGTGGTTAAGAAGTTTGTTCAAGAAGTTAAGGGCGTTAAAGTGTACGCCATCTATTCCAAGTAATTTGGCAGCAATCAATCTTCTTATTATAAGAGATACATTTAGTGAGAAAAGCACAATCGGTGAATTGTTCTTAAACGGAGAACGTATGTGTGATACTTTAGAGTTGCCGTGGAAAGACAATCAAAGAAACATATCTTGTATTCCAGAAGGTGTGTACAAGGTAAGACTAAGACTAGCAAGAGAATCAGCGACAAGAGATTACTTGCACCTTCTAGTTCAAGATGTACCAAACCGAGATTGGATATTATTTCATAGAGGGAATTCGGCTAAAGATACAAGCGGCTGCATCCTAGTAGGATTAGGAAGCCAACAGGACTTTGTTCAGAACTCAACTTTAGCAATGGATTTACTGATGAAAGAAATACTTAATTTAGGCGGAACAAAAATTAATTTAATAATCAAAAACAAATAATATGAAATTTTTAGAAAAGTTTTTAATCGGACAAATGTTTAAGTCAAAGAAATTTTGGTACGCTGTTAGTTCAGTAGTAGTGCCTGTAATTGTAACTTTCTTAGGCGTAGACGAAGCAACAGCTACAAACCTATATTATGCATTACTGACATTAGTAGTAGGACAAGGAATCGCTGACGTTGCTAAGAAATAATAGATACAGATTAAAGCCACACGAAATAGTGGCATTACAAAAAATGAGGGAAACCGAAGCTAGGAATGTCCTAGTTATCGGTGACCTTCACGAACCATTCTGTTTAGAAGGCTACCTTGACTTCTGTTTAGAGCAGTATGAAACCTTTAATTGCACGTCAGTAGTCTTTATAGGCGATGTAATCGATAATCATTACTCTAGCTACCACGAGGCTTCTGCTGATGGTTTGGGTGGCTTAGATGAGCTAGAATTAGCTATCAAGAAAATATCTACTTGGTATGAAGCTTTTGGCGAACCAGGCACAAAAGTAATCATCGGAAACCACGATAGAATTATAATGAGAAAAGCTCAGACATCTTCAATACCTTCTAAATGGATCAAGTCGTACAAAGAAGTATTACAAACCCCTAATTGGGATTTTGTAGAACGCTTTGAGCAAGATGATGTGCAATATATACACGGAGAAGGCGGAACGGCTAGAACCAAGTGTCGTGCTGATATGATGAATACCGTACAAGGGCATTTACATACGCAATGCTATACAGAACACTATGTCGGCAAGAAGTTTAGAGTCTTTGGCACTCAAGTCGGCTGCGGAATTAATCATAAGTCTTACGCTATGGCGTATGCTAAGTATGGTAAACGACCTGCCGTTGGTTGTGCTGTAGTCTTAAATAACGGCAAAACTCCTTTGAATCTTTTAATGCCTTTGTAATGAAAATAAAAGACTCAACAAAACTTACTTTATTATATATGCTATTAATTGTAATAGTATTGCTTTGTAGCATATAGTTTTTACCCCACCCTTTAGCCCTTTAAGGCACTTTCTCACACTTTTTATACTAATATACTAGACAGCACTTAAAGTCGCTGTAATCTAGTAAATGCCATTACTAACATTATAATTGTTAATAACTTTGTAAATAAAGTTGTAAATAATTGTGTGAATAAATAAAAGGTTGTATATTTGCATCATAATAATTAACTAAAAAAAAGAAAATGACAAATCAATATCAAATAGGACAGGAAGTAAGTTTCAACACAACAATCTTTGGAGAAAAGACAACACTTATAAATACAATTAAATTTATTGAAGAAATAAATGGAGAAATTATTTATTTTATTGGTGGAGTAGGGCAATTATTATTAGGGAGAGATTTAAAAGGAAAAGAAGATTGTTATCAAATAACATTACAAAACATAAATAAATAAAAAACAAAATGAAAAACTTAAACATCACAACAGGGGCAGACTACAAAGTAACTCACAAGATAACTA